AAAAGATTTAATAGTCGGTATTGCTTATGGCAGCCAAAACCGTGCTGTCATAAAATTTCTCAATGAGTTTACCACTCCAGATTTCAGGAATGAAACCTGTGGCTGAAAACCCGTTAGTAACCAAACGGGTAGAACCTGCCGGATAAATTACAGTAGCGTCAGAAAAAGGCGGTACCCTATCTGAGGTAGCTACTGGAGCAAGTGGAAAAAAACTACCAACTGGCATATGCATCCCCTTTAAGAAATTGCCTCCGGGGAGTTATTAAACTCCACCCAGAGAAGATTAAGCCGTGATCCGTCCTTCACTTTGCGCCTCAAAAATCATTCGTTCGAGACGGTTCCTTTCCTGCTCGTTGCCACGGTATTTACCCGCAGCGCACAGAGCATAGAAATTAGTGATCTGGGATCGTGAGATTTGGGGCTTCTCAGCGGGGATACTGCCTGCCGCTGACTTGGCTCTGCCGGGTGCCGCAAAGGACTCTAGCGGAACTTTCCCGTTACCTTGGTAAGAGTGCCCATTTTGGGGACTCTGGGAACCGTCCGGTAGATTACCTGGGGGAACACTCCCCCTAGCGGGATCGACGGCAGCCTCTTCAGCGAGGAAGCCTTGGAAGAAAGCTGCTGCACGAGGGGTATCGTTCCGCTCCCACGCAGCTTTCAGCAGATTGTGACGTATAACACCAGAATAAATATCTGGCAAGGCCAACCACTGTAAAAATCTTGGGTCGTTGTTTACTTCACGCCAAGGTAAACCACTCTGATCAAGTTGCGAGAACATATTCTCTCTCGCGTTTTGAGCAATAGACCCACCAACACGACCCATTTGCTGCTTAAGCGCATCTATCTCCTGCCTAAGCTCTTGCACCAATGGCGTTGCGGCTTCCTGAGCTTTCTTACCGACTACCCCAAGAAACTCTTCACCGTACTCACTTACTTCTTCAGGCGAAAGCAGACTGTTAAACTGCAGTTCCGGGTTCCTGGCAGGAGACGGTGCGTTCTGGACAGTAGCCAATACGTTCTGCAGATTAGATATCTGCTCCGACATCTGCTTGATATATGCCTGGTCCTTGTCGTGCCGCCCCTTCATCGAGTTAAAGCGATGTTCCCAGTTAATATCCTGGGAAGCTTCCCCCTCTTGAGATACATAAGGAGCAGGAGACTCGTTTTCCGGTCCTGTAGGCTGTTGGGCCTGTGGCGTAGGACCAGCATTGGAGCCTCCTGCAGGCTCTCCTGCAGCTGGCTCGGGAGGATTAGCATCTGCAGGAGTGGTAGTAACCTGATTAGGATAAGCCGCTTTAAAAGCAGCATCTGCCCTTGCAGCGGCGGCTTTTACCCCTGCGGGTATTTTAACGTCGGGGTCATTAGGCGGAATTACGTTACTGCTAAACGCTTTAGCGACCATATTATTTTCCTTTCAGCTTATCTGCCAACTGCACGCAGTTCTGGAGCATCTTAAGGAGCTGGGCGATTTCGCGCGCATGTCCCTGGACGCCCTGAAGTGTGTCGCTGGGAGAGTTGACCAAAAGTTCACGCATCTGATCGGACCTGACAGCCATCCCTGCAAGGAACCTTGTCCAATTTGCTGGAGAAGCTCTTGCAAGGTCAGCAGCCGCCAATATCAACGGCTCGTCGTTTGCCATTAAATAGGTTTCTTGGGCTTGGAATGGTTCTGACCCGACATGTGCCCGGAACCACCGTGGGCAAACCCCCTGCTGGGCGAGTTATGCGCTGATCCAGTAGTGCCGCCAGGAGACTGTGGACCAGCGCCAGTTTTGCTAACCATGTGGCCAGACCCGCCATGGGCTCTGCCGGGAAGTGGTCCACTGGACTTCACCTTGCTTTTGAACCTTTTTATTTCTGGCATCTCCCTTACCTCCAAAGGTTATCCCCGTAATTATCCACGGGAACATACATGAGACAAATCATAAACTACCCAGCACCGCCACCAACAGGACCAGCGCCACGACTGATATTAGTACGCGGACCCATGTCACCGGTAGAAGTCTCACCTGGTTTCGATCCTTGTGCTTCAGCGGCTTGCTGCTGCATCAGCGCTTTTTGCTGAGCTTCTATTTTTTGCAACTCGTCGTCAGGCGGTACAATGCTATCGCCATCCATCCCAATGGTGTTAGAGACAGTTCGTAGGACTTTGGCGCGTCCAGCTGTGCCAATGATCTGGGCGTCAAGCGGATTTGCCGTAATAGAAAGGAACTCAAGCTGGCGCGCACGCTGCGTCTCACGCTGCATGGCAACGTTAACGCCCATGACACGAATGTTCTCGTCCCCACGGAACACCCCCGACTGATCGGTCAGCATGATCATGTCGAAAAGCTGTTGCAGCGCTCCAAACATAATGTCGCGATCAATATTCGCTGCAACAGTCTGCAATATCTTACTGGCGTTGCCCATAAGCATGGCGAGGCCCGACGCAGTACGACCGGCACCGCCTGACGTACCTGAGCCGCTCATGTACTTTGGTATAGCGCTGATATCGTCAGCAATGATGTTGAGTTCTTTATAGACGGTAAGAAGCTCTTGGGCGACTGAGTTGGGCTGGAAGAACCTAATAGCGGGCTGACCGTTGTTACCCATCGGGTCGGTCGTAGTATGCCATCGCTTCCACGGGAACATGTCGTCGGGGTTTTCACCGGGCGCTAATCTATCTATGTTCACGTCCACCTGTGGGCCAGAGGCAATGCTCAGATTGTTTACTAGCGAACGTAGCACTGCATTGCAGACCTCCTGAATGTCGGCTAGCAAATCTGGCAGACCATTGCCAACCGGGGTACCGGGTACCTTCTCGAAACTCGTAATAAAGTACGGGTGTCGTTTCCGGGGTGATGGCGTGAGTTGGAGCTTTATAACATGTCGGCCAATAAGCCATAGCTGCACCATGTAGTCGCGTACTGGGTCCGGGATTTGATCAGGGGGCATACCCTGATCCAAGAGCATCTGCCCCTGAATATTACCGTGGAATGCCAGACAATGGATCATCCCGGAGAAATTAGTCTGCGGGTTTTCGCGCTTTTCATAAGTAGCGCGTTCACTGTCTGCAGTGTCCCAGTCGCCCGGTAGTCCTCCTTGGCCATGCTCTGTCAGAACATTTCGTATTGCCTGCGTGTCGTAACCCGGCAAGTCCAATAAGTCGTTCAGGTCCGCGCGGGTGAGAGAAGTACGCTCTATAACGGACGCGCTCTCTATGTCGGCAACTCCAGGAGTGAACCAAATGTCGAAAGGCGATACCCTCTCCCAGAACATTCGGGGCTTTTCAGAGACTGCAGGCGCTACGTTGCCTTGTGCATCAGGTTCCCAGGTAACGTCCGGTACGATACGAACGACTGGACCTTTGAGGCAGGCAAAAGGAAAAAGGGGCAAGTCCATGAGCACTTCGGCCATGGCTTTGTAAAACCCGCCTGACTCAAGAATTTCCTCGATTTTGTCCTGCGCAAGTGCAGCACGCTTGCGCGCGTTCTTCTTTTCAGCATTGCGCGCAGCCTCCATGAGTTGGTTAACACGATCACGGATCATTGCCGGATTAGGTGGAGGTGCGCCTTGCTGCTGAGCCATCATCGTGTAGCTCTGCATCTCAGACTGCACGAGCTGCTGGATAGTCTGAATTACCTCTGCAGGTATGTCTGGGTCGGCAGGTGCTTCAATTGCCCACGGACGATCTGGCGCTAAGTAAACGTCTCTTAGGAGCGAGTTCGCTCCGCGACATTTCATAGCTATGATGCGCGCGTAGACCATTGACCCGCCGAACTTGCGAATTTCGGCTATCTTGGTGCTGTCGTACACACCGTTGAAAGTTCTTAAAGCGCTAAGCATGCGCTCGGTCCAACCGGCAGCAGCATCGTTGCGATGCCGCTGAAACATCTCGAACTGACCCCTCACATACGCAGCCAGCGCCGACATGTCCGGTTGTGGCGGTTGCTCAAGCTGGACCTTAGCAGCAGCCTCGGCTTGTAGCTGCGCTTCGAGCTGTGCACCCGGCACAACTCTAAGGACGCCACGCTGTGGCAAAGTATTTACCATTGACAAGGAATACGATACATTGCAGACACTTAGCAAGTAACCATATAGTAACTCGGGAATAACATCATGGATACATTAATAAAAGAGCCAGTACGCGATATAATGTTGGTACAGTTAGCTAGGGAGATAGCTATAGACCATCTCTCTACCGACGCAATACTTCAGCTATACAATCTATCCCAAGAAGAATGGAGTACTATAAAAGCAAACCCAAGATTTACTCAAGTACTAGAGCAAGAAATACTGTCCTGGCAGTCAGCTACAAACACCGCCGAACGCACCAAACTCAAGGCGGGCGCTATAATAGAGAACTGGCTACCGGAAAGTAATATGCGCCTGCATGACAGCCAAGAAACACTTCCGGCTAAAGTAGAACTAGCAAAGATGATTGCAAGAATAGCAGGGCTGGGCATGGATAGAGCGATAACCGGCGAAGCAACAGAGAAATTCTCGCTAGTCATAAACATCGGAGACGGCAATAAACGTGAACTAGTAGTTAGTAAAACCAATACAATAGAGCACAACGCCAATGACTAGCATGATGTCGTATACTGCCCCGCCTACCATAGCAGGGTTCATGCAGAGCGAAGCTTTTGTGCGAGTTATACTAGGACCAGTGGGTAGCGGCAAATCTACCGGCTGTCTTATGGAAATAGTCCGTCGCATGACCGAACAGAAGCCCGGTCCAGACGGTGTAAGGCGTACCCGCTTTGCTGTAGTGCGGCAAACGCTTTCTCAGATCAAGCAGACGATCCTAAAAGAGTTCTTCACCTGGATAGGACCCATTACTAATTTCAAAGTTTCCGACAGCACGATCTATATTAATTTCAACGATGTAGAGAGCGAGATACATTTGATCCCGCTGGACGACGAACAGGACATAAGACGGCTGTTATCGATGCAGCTTACAGGAGTGTGGATCAATGAGTTTCCTGAAATCGATAGCGCTATCATCCCGTCGGTGTGCGGGCGCTTAGGACGCTATCCCTCTGCAGCGCAAGGGGGACCTTCGTGGTTCGGGCTCATTATGGACGGCAACTTCCCCAACGAAGGAGGACCGTGGTGGGAGCTACTTGAGCCCAACCTCCCTGCAGACTGGGATTTGTGGAAACAGCCGGGGGGTCGTGAGAAGAACGCCGAGAACGTAGAAAACCTCCCCGGAGGCAAGGAGTACTACGAACGTCTGGCAAGGGGTCAGTCGGATATCTGGGTGCAACGCTATGTCGATGCGAAATACGGACCTGATCCTTCAGGGATGGCGGTGTTCTCGACAAGCTTCAAGGACAGCTTCCACTGCGTAGAGGCTTTAGAGCCGGTACAAGGTCACCCTGTCTTGATTGGCCAGGACTTCGGACGGGACCCGTGGTCGGTGATCTGCCAACTCGACCACAAGGGCAGGCTACTCGTCTTGGAGGAGGTGGAGGCAGAGGACATCGGTCTGGAGCAGCACATCCAACGCAGCCTTAGGCCAAAGCTCATGCATGAACGTTACCTCGGGAAGAAAGTGGCTTTGATCGGTGATCCAGCTGGCCGGTCCAAAGACAGCATCTATGAAGAGACCAGCTTTGACGTTCTCAAACGTGCCGGCTTCCAGTGCTTCCCCGCCCCCACCAATGACATTGATGCACGCCTCAGGTCGGTTGAGGCTATGCTGCTTAGTCAGCGAGATGGCGGCCCAGCTATGGTCTTCGACAAGAGCCGCTGCCCCACGCTGGTACGCGCTATGAGCGGGGGCTATAGATACGGCAAGACACGGCAGGGACAGCGTAAGCCATCCCCTGACAAGAACGAATACTCGCACGTCGCGGACGCTCTTCAATATGTGTGCCTTGGCGCGCACGGCGGCATGGTCAGCGGCATGGTGATGCGGCACCTGGGACGAGACAAAGTAGTCAGGCCGGCAATGAGCGCAGCGGGGTGGACCTAAAAAACAAGTTGAAGGTCCGTCATTTATCACTAATTCTCCGGTGGAAATACCGATAGGCTCCATATTGGTTGTCCCGTCGATCCACACTACGTAGTGCACGTTGAAGTGATGATGCCGTTCCTACCACGCCCCCTGTTTGCCGATCCACAATTTCATAAGCCTGCAGTGGACGATCAGCCACAGAAATTATGTCATTTTGTTTAGAAGGTATTCTAGGTGCCCTAGCCATTGTAACCTCCATGTTACCTTCGCAGGTAAGAGTATTACTTAGATTTCTTTCCCTTGCTAGACTTCCCAGCTTTCTGCAGCGCGATGACTACAGCTTGTTTTTGAGGTTTCCCACTTTTCTTCAACTCGCGAATATTCGCAGACACGTCCTTGTTAGACTTTCCAGATTTGAGTGGCATGAGTTTATACTCCTAGTATCTGCTATTATACTTGATTGGTACTTGCTCCTTTACTTCGCTAAGCTTCTCACCTAGAGAACCAGTCTTGGCATAACGCTCCCAGTTGTGGGGCCTGCACCGCACAACCACTACGTCCAAACTGCCGCACTCCCTACAATGGGCGGGACAATGGGGTGCATTGTCACCATTGTCCCATTTGCACTCGTAAAACATACAATCGAGACATTGCAGGACAATGTACATCAGGCGGGGTCCAGGTCGGGGAACTCCTCGCTCTCCACGCTCATGCCGCTCCACAGCTCCTCGCACAACCGCCAGTTCGTGAGATTGACAGCGGCAATGAGCGGCGCTGTGAAGCGGTTGCTATTGGAGGAGTAGTAACCGAACTTACCCCCCTGCAGCACCATCGGGATGGCCACGGCAAGCACCTTGCCCTCCTTGGCTTCCACTAGGGCACGCTCCAGCACGTCGATGACGGCGCGGATTTCCTCTTGTTCGGCAGTGGGGATTTTTTCAACCACAGTTAGTTTTGGTTTGTCCATGTTTCTCCTCAAGGTTAGCCGGCTTTGCGAAAGCCCATATATAGAAGATAAATCTTCTATATATGGGGATTTTTTTTTCAGGGGCTGATCCTAACCCCCGAGCCAATGCCCCCGAGGTTCAGCAAAAACACAACCAGGATCAGCACGGCAACCACTACGACCACCACGCGGATGATGCGTCCCAAAGGCTCTGGCGGGTTGAATTGCGCCAGCACGTAGAACACCAGCCAGAGCAGGATACCCAGCACCAGCAGGATGATTATTAGCGTAAAAAGCGAACCGATTGAAATTGCCATTTTAGGATGAAACCTCCTGTAGGTGGCCTAGGATGCCCGTACAGCGACTTGAGACTGTCTGGGCGGTAGGGGTAGCTCCTACCCCTCACCTTACGTCGCTACGGGCATCCTACGATGCCTGTTCTATCAATTAAGAGGGTACATGTGCCGGGTCTCCTCGTTCGGGTCCAGCAAGTCCAGCAGGTACCCCATCACCTGATCGGCGATCCCTTCAGGGACATCGGCACGCATCATGGCGCTGAACACGGGACGCACCTGACTGAACAGCTTCTGGGTACGTTCGACACAGGCAGGGCAGATATGCAGCTGCACCGCTCCCTGCAGCGGATCATCGAGAGGAACACCGGGCTGCAGCACGGTATATATCTGTGCCGGTTGTCCACACCTGCACGCATGCAGCGAGACAACATTATCGGTTTTTATAGGCACCGCCCACTCCCGTGTTGATGGACCTTCCACCGGCACCACCGTAGCTGCCGCCGGAGTAATTTCCACCTGAGTT